AACGCACGTTGCAAGAGATCATCGACCGCGAAGGCATGGTGTACGAGACCACTGGCGACAAGGGCCAGAAGTACATCAAGAGCCGCCCGGAATACATCGAACTGCAAAGGCTGCGCGACAAGAAGCGAGCATACATCAAGGCGCTGGGCATCAGCAGCGGCGAAGCGGAAGACCCTGATTTCGTCTGATGTCGTTGCGCGATGAATACAAGTTCCACCCAATAAGCCGGTGGATTAATCAGCACCGCGACTTGCAACGCGGGTTCAGCTGCACCGACATCGACCTGTTCTTTGAGAACCACATCCGCGGCTACTGCATGCACATGGAGTTCAAGCACTGGAACGAGACGGCGAGCGCGGCACAGCGTGCCAACATCATGATGATTGCCGACGTGTGGAGCAAGGCGGAACCAGTGCGGCACTACCGCAACGCAGGTCTGGACTACAGCTGCCACATGGACTATCGCGGTTACTACGCCATAAACATGTTCCGCGAAGAGATAGACAACGACGACCCAATCCGCATCACGTGGGTTGGTGGCTACGACGCGCAGCCGGTGACCAACAACCACGAGGAAGGTGCCGCCGAAGTTCTTCTTTCCTTGTGCCTGGGCAAATACAACGATGAGTATCTACAGTGAAGAGAAGGCAGAACATGCGGTACAATGGATCGAGCGGTACTGCACGCACGTCAAGGGTTCGCTTGGTGGCCAACCGTTCATCCTTGAGGAATGGCAGAAGGACGACATCATACGACCTCTCTTCGGCACGCTCCGTGATGATGGTTTGCGGCAGTATCGCCAAGCGTACATCGAGGTACCTAGGAAGAACGGCAAGAGCAATCTTTGTGCTGCCATCGCCCTTTACTTGCTATTCGCTGACGGCGAGCCAGGCGCAGAGATTATCAGCGCAGCGGGTGACCGGAACCAAGCCCGTATCGTCTTTGAAATCGCATCAGCCATGTGCGCGAATCACAAGAGCCTTACCGCGCACGGTAAAGTCCTGCGCAACACCATCGAGTTCAAGAACAGTTTCTACAAAGCCATATCCGCCGAGGCCAACACGAAACACGGATTCAACGCCCATGCCGTCATTTACGATGAGCTGCACACAGCGCCGTCGCCTGATCTATGGGAAGTCCTGAAGACCTCGACGGGCGCAAGGACTCAACCGCTAATCATCGCCATCACCACCGCGGGCCACGACACTTCTTCGATATGTTGGGAGGTCCATGAGTACGCGCAGAAAGTCAAGGAAGGCAGCATACAGGACGATACATTCTTGCCGGTCATATATGCGGCTGATAAGGATGATGACTGGACAAGCCCGGCGACGTGGGCGAAAGCGAATCCGGGATTCGGTACAATATGCAAGGCGGATTATTTCGAGCAAGAGGTAAAGCGGTGCAAAGAGAACCCGCGGCAGATCAACACGTTCCTTCGCCTGCACCTGAACATCTGGACCGCCAGCGAAGAACGGTGGGTTACCGACGATGAGTTCATGCGCGGCGGCGATGAGGTTGACGAAGCGCACCTTCGCACGCTGCCATGCTACGCGGGCATGGATTTGTCCAGCACCAAAGACCTAACGGCGGTGGCACTCATCTTCCGCGACGATGACAACGACTGCTTTTACCTGAAGTGCCACCATTTCGTGAACGAAGACAAAGCCAAGAGCAAGAGCCTAAGCGGTGGCGTGGACTACTACCACTTCGAACGTCAGGGCCTCGTAACCATCACCGACGGCAACGTTACCGATATGCTTGCCGTGCGCCACTTTATCCAAGACATGGCGCAGCAGTACGATCTAAGGGCGCTGGCCTATGACCGATACATTGCCCACCTGGTGGTGCCGTTCCTCGATGGCATCGACTGCCAACCGTTCGGGCAGGGATACGCTTCGATGTCGTACCCGACCAAGCAGTTCGAAGTGCTATTGTGCAAGGGACAGGTAAAGCATGGCGGCCATGAGGTGTTGCGGTGGCAGATGGGCTGCGTTCACCTCGCACGCGACGAAGCCGACAACATCAAGGTCACCAAGAAGAAGAACAGCGAGAGTCAGAAAGTAGACGGCATCGTGGCTTCCATTATGGCCATGGGTTGTTACTTTAACAACGCCCAAGAGGACGAGCCACTGTTACAGGTGATCAGCCTCTGAGTGCGGGTTCATATTTGGTTAAGAGTGAGGGCGGGTCGCGACGGTGACTCGCCCTTGTTAAATTGCACGTATGCCCAATCGTCTACAACGATTCGTTAGGGAAGCCCGCATGCGCGTAGGCCTCGACCGACCGCAGGACATTGTTGCCGCGGTGGGTCTATACGGCCCAACCGCCAGCGGTGCCAACATCACCCACGATACCGGTATCCGCTTGAGTACCGTATACGCATGTGTATACAAGATTGCAAGCACCTTGGCCAGCCTTGGCCTCAACCTGTACAGCACTGACGGCACGCGGCGCGACATCGTTGCCGGCCACCCGGCCATCGACGTTTGCACGTTCCGCCCGAATCAGTACGAAACACCATTCTACTTTTGGGAAAGCATCATCGCCAATGCGGTACTGAAGGGCGTTGGCTATGCCATCATTACCCGCGGTGCTGGCGGTGTGCCCATCGCGCTGCAGTGTGTCGACACCGACCTTGTCGAACGCCGTATCATCAATGACACTACGGTAGTCTACAAGCTGCACGACGGAACCGTGGTGCAACAGGAAGACATGCTGGAGGTGTGCAACCTGCACAGGAAGTCACCGATTCAGCTGCACCGTGAGAACCTTGGACTTGCGCAAGCCGCCCAGGACTACGGTAGCCAATACTTCGGTAACGGTGGGCAGATGACCGGCGTACTGTCGTCTGATCAGCCGCTGAAGTCGGAGCAGATGCAAATGCTGCAGAAGAGCTGGAACGGTTCGATGACCTCAGCCGGTACCAAGCTCCTGCCGTTCGGGTTCAAGTACAACCGCATTAGCATCGCACCGGAGGAAGCGCAGTTCATCGAGACGCGCAAGTTCCAAGCCGAAGAGATCTGCCGCATCTTCTCTGTTCCGCCTGCCTTGGTCCAGCTGGAATCGCAGACGACTTACAACAACGTTGAACAGCAGAACCTGATGTTCGCCCGCCACACCGTGCTGCCGTGGGCCAAGCGCATCGAGCAGGAGTTGGCCGTTAAGCTGCTCACCCTGCAGGAAGCGCGGTCCCATTATTTCAAGTTCAGCTTGAACGACCTGTTCCGCGGAGACATGCAGGCGCGTGCCAACTTCTTCACCCAGATGCTGCAGAACGGCGTTATGACAATTAACGAGGTCCGGGCACAGGAAGAGCTGAACCCGGCACCCGGTGCCGACGCTCACCTTGTCCAGGTCAATCAAATTGCCCTTGATCGCATGGGCGCATACTCTGACAAGATTTCGAGCGATGCCACGTAACGACTATCCCGACGGAGCAGTAAACAACGCGAAGCGTTGCCTTGCGTGGGTAGAGGAAAACGGGTGGGGCAGTTGCGGCACCGACGTAGGCAAGCGCCGGGCCTCACAGCTGGCGAACCGTGAGAACGTCAGCGACGACACAATCAAACGTATTTACAGTTTCTTGAGCCGCCACGCCGAAAACGCCGACGTACCATATTCAGAAGGATGTGGTGGGTTGATGTACGATGCGTGGGGCGGTAAGAGCATGCTCAACTGGAGCCGTGCCCGCGTCAACGAAATGGAAGAACAAAAATCGAAACCCATGACCGATACACATTTGCCGGGCTACGTACGCCGGGCGTTGCACAACATCAGCCGCCGGACCAAGAAGGCAACATACATGCAGCTGGTGGCGATCTACACCAACACGCCAGGCGTAGACAAGGAACGCATCGCCGAGGTGCGCAAGTTCATTAACGGCGTTGCGGCACGGAAGCAGACGAAAGCGGAGAACCGCGGCGTTCAGTTCCGCCAAGCTGAGATGCGTGCGACGACGGACGAAATGGTGGTGGAAGGTTATGCAGCGGTATTCGATAGCGTCACCGACATCGGACCGTTCCAAGAGCGCATCGCACAAGGCGCGTTCAGCAATGTTCTGGAAGACGATGTGCGACTGCTCATCAACCATGACGGTGTGCCGCTGGCACGCACGAGCAACGGAACGCTGGAGTTGATGCAGGACGACAAAGGATTGTACTACCGCGGCACCTTGAGCAACACTCAAGCCGGCCGAGACCTGTACGAGATGATCAAGCGCGGCGACATCTCACAAAGCAGCTTCGCCTTTACCATCGGCAAAGAGTCGGTAGACGAAGACAACGTTCGTGTAATTGAAGAGGTGGCTTCGCTCATTGACGTTAGCCCAGTAACTTACCCAGCATATCAGGCCGCATCGGTTTCGGCGCGTGCTGAAGAGAGACAAGAAAATGACTGACCTTCCAATTAAAGATCTGCAGGCACTTCGCCAGCAGTACGTTGACCAGCGGGAAGACGTGAAAAAAGCCGCTGAACTTGAAGAGCGCGATTTGAACGAGACGGACGTTACCGAGATGGAGCGCCTGGCCTCTGAGATTCGCAAGGTTGATGTCCAACTCAAAGTGAAGCGGGAGGATGCCCGTATCGCTGAGTCTGCCGTTATGGCGGGCGAGATGGGAAAGGGTGCCGGCCGGGAGCTGCAGCGCATGAACAAGCGCTTCGACCTTGGCGGTGCTGTGCGCGATCTGGCGCAGGGCAAGCGTCTCACCGGTGTTGCTGCAGAGTACACCGAGGAAGCCGTTAAGGAAGCCCGTGCCGCTGGCATCAACATCAAGGGCCAGCTGTCTATTCCCGATGTTGCTTTGCGTGCCTTGGGTGACGCTGGTGAGTTCGGTGCCGGCTCTGCCCTGAGCAACTCGCCTGGCTTTGTTGGAACCAACGTCGCTGCCGGTGTTGCCGCCTTGGCTAACCCGACGCTGTGGCAGTCGATGGGTGGTCGCACCCTGACGGGCCTCACGTCTAACGTGAGCATCCCGAAGGTCGCTACCGCTGCTACCATCGCAAGCGCGGCCGAGGGTGCCAACGTGTCGAACGCTGCTAATGCCATTGATAACGTTAGCCTCACGCCGACCCGCTACGGTGCTTTCGTCACTGTTACCGAGCAACTGATGTTGCAGGGTGGTGCGGCTGTGGAATCGCTGATCACTCAAGACATGGTGACCCAGCTCAACCGTGAGATTGACAAGGCTGTGTTTGATGCCATCATCGGAACCGGTGACGGTGACAACGATGCTCCTGTGTCTGCTGCACAGATGTTGGTTGGTGAAGGTGTGCTGGCTGCTGCTGGTGTCGACCTGAACCGCGTTCAAGTGGTTGTCAACGGTACGGCTCACGCCTTGCTTGCTGCCGATGACATTGTGACCAATGTTAGCGCAGCCATCGACCGCGGCACTGCCGGCCGGTTCTCCTGCCTGGGCTATCCCTACTACGTGACCGACCTCGTGCCGGACAACGGAGTAGCTGCCGAGGGTACTTGCATTATGATGGACCCGAACATGGCCGGCGTGCTTGGTCTGTTCGGTGGAATTGACATCGTGATTAACCCTTACGTTTTGGACCTGAGCCACGAGGTTCGGATTTCGATTCACCGTTACGCCGATGCTGCTGCACTGCACGCCGGCGCAGCTTACACGTTCCACGACAACGTGGCGTAATAGCTACCGCATAGGAATGGGAAGCCCGGCCACGTGTCGGGCTTTCCTATTTTTATGGCATGCAAGTAGACATCACAGGTGCTGCAGTAGATCAGGATACCATCATCACGGTAAGCGATCTAAAGGCACACATGCGCGTCACCCATACGCAGGAAGACACGCTGATCAGCGCACTGCGTTCGGCGGCCATCGCATGGGTCGAAGAGCATTGCAACATCAAGCTGGGCAGCTACACCGCACGCGGTTACTTGCCCGGTTTCTACAACAGCTACATTCCGATTGGTCCGGTGACCGCAATCAGCGAGGTGAAGTATCAGACCACGGCAGACACCGACTACGACACCGACCTTACGACGTTGGCAGGTACGTACTGGTTTACGGACCTCATCAGCCAGCCGGCACGCATTGCGTTCCGCGACTACCCGCACGTCTACGATTACGCACTGACGCCCGTGGTGGTTTCGTTTACGGCAGGATATACCACTATGCCCGCGCCCGTGCTCCAGGCTATCCGCTTGCTTGTGGCTCACATGTACGAGAACCGGCAAGAGGAGGTTACCGGCACAATCACGACCCGATTGAAGTTCGGCCTTGAGGCGTTGTTAAATCCGTACCGCATCATCTACCAGCCATGAAGAACGCCGGACGACGTGACAGGTACATAACGCACCGCGCCGAGACGCTAACCCAAGACGACTATGGGCAACCGACGGTCAGCACCACGACCGACACCGCGATGTGGGCGG